CAGCCATTTCCGAAGCGGCTGTAGCGGCTGTCGTCACGCAGACGACAGAGGACGTTTCTAATGGCGGTACGAAAACCACATCCGAGCCAACAAAATACGACAGCTATGAAGCGGCCATTGCGGTGCGCACTGAACTTGCCGATCGGCTGGACGAGGAGGGCGAGACGACTAGTAGCGACTTGGTCTATGTCGCGGTGACAGATCTCAGGACGGTAGTAGTACAGGCCGTTCCGGATCCCGAGCAGGATTTGCCAAGGCTGGCGACATTCTCACCGAGGCAGACGCTGCCTTCCTTGCTCGTCGCTTATCAGCTCTACGGCGACGCCAGCAGGGCTGAAGACATCGTGTTGCGCAACGATCCGCGCCGCCCCGGCTTTCTGATTGGCGGGCAACCGCTTGAGGTTCTGGCAAATGGATGACCTTGAGCTGCTGGTCAATGGGATGAATTACGCCGGATGGACGCAGGTCGGGGTAACTCGGGCGGTTGATGCTTCCTCGGGAGCTTTCACTGTCACCCTCTCCGAGCGGTGGGAAGGGCAAGAGGGTCGGGGTGCTCAAGTCGAACCCTGGCCGATTCTCCCGGGCGACAAGTGTGAGGTTCGTCTTGGCGGGATCACGATGGTGATCGGCTATGTCGACATCTTCAAGCCTTCGTTCAGCGCCAATGACCACACCATCAATATTCAAGGGCGAGACCGAACGTCGGACCTCATTGATTGTAGTGCCGTGCACACCCCTGACGAGTGGAAAAACATCGATCTGCTGCGCTTTGCCCAGGTCCTGGCGAAGCCATTCGGCGTGGGGGTTTCGGCTGATGTCTCGGTGGGGGAGCCATTCTCTGTGTGCAAGCTGCAGCAGGGCGAAACGGCTTTCGAGGCGATCGCGCGCTACGCCAAGCAGAGACGCCTGTTGCTGACGCCGGATGGCGCCGGCGGCTTGCTTATCACCCGCGCGGGCAACAAGCGCGCATCCGTCGGGCTGGTGCAGGGGGAAAACATCCTCAGCGCATCAGGCAGCATCGACCATAGCCAGCGGTTCCGTAATTACCTGGTAAAGGGGCAGGCCGCTTACAACCCCTACAGCGAGGGCGGAACCGAGGCGCACATCGAGGGTGGCGCCAGTGACAGTGGGATCAGGCGTTATCGGCCCATGCTGATTGTTGCTGAGTCTGGAGGATCGAATGCCAGCGCCCAGGAGCGAGCCACGTGGGAGGCCAACAGCCGGCTGGGAAAATCGGCGTCAGCGTCCATCACCGTCCAAGGCTGGCGCCAAACACCAGGAGGCCCTCTCTGGGAGCCTGGAATGTTGGTTCAGGTCAAGTCGCCATGGTTGCGTATGGACGGCCAAATGATTATCCGCCAGGCCACCTACGAACGGGGCGAGGGCGGCACCACAACAAAACTCGACATCGTGAGCCCGCAGGCCTTTTCGCCAGAACCACCAGACTCAAAAAAAGGGAAGAGTGGCAAGAAGGGTGGGCGGAACATTTGGGCGGAAGCCATCGGGGAAGAGGACAAGAAAGATGGGTAACCCAATTCGCGATCTCAGCAACCGCGTGATGATGATGTTTGCCCGCGGTGTTGTGCGCGGGGTAACCGATTCGAACGGCCGACAGCAGTTGCAGGTGGAGCTGCTCAAGGACGAGCTCCGTGATGACGTCGAGCATATGCAGAACTATGGCTTCACCAGCCACGCAACCGGCGGTGACGTGGCAGTCGCCTTCATTGCCGGTAATCGAGAGCAGGGCATCGTTCTGGCTGTTGATGACCGCCGCTATCGGATCACCTTAAACGCCGGTGAGGTTGCCATGTATGACGACCTGGGAAACAAGGTCGAATTGCTGCGCGACATGGTGAAGGTCACGGCCGTTCAGCATGCGGAGGTACAGGCCCCGACAATCAAGTTGATCGGTGAGATTGAGTTGGTCGGCAACGTGAAGATTCAAGGGAACATTGATTCCACGGGAATGATCACGAACAACGGCAAGCGCGTCGACAGCACGCACACGCATGCCAGCGGCGGCGCAGGAGTACCCAACTGATGGCCGATGCCGCAATGGTGATGACTGAGTTCGGCGGAGACCTGGTGCTTTTCGGTTTCGACCTTGAGCGCGATGACGGATTGGAGACAGCTGTGATCATCAGCCTATTCACCGACCGCCGGGCCAGTGCAGAGCAGATCCCCCCAGAGTACGAGCAGGACGACCTGCGCGGTTACTGGGGTGACATCAACAACGCTTCCGCGACCGACCAAACAGGTTCCCTGCTGTGGTTACTTGCGCGAGAAAAACAACTGCCGCAAACGCTGAGTCGCGCCGAGCAATATTGCCGCGAGGCCTTGGCCTGGATGATTGATGACGTGGTGGCCACGAAGATCGAGGTCGCCGCTTCGTACTACTCGCAAGGCGTGATGCTGCTGGAAACCGGTATCTACCGGCCCGACGGCTCCGTCGTCCGCTATCGATACAACTATGAATGGTCGGCCCAGGCCGGCAAGAGGGCGGCCTGATGCCATTTGTTCGACCCACATTACCGGATCTCATTGACCGGGTTACTACCGACATTAGCGGCCGAGTCACGGGCGTTCAGAGCGCCGTGCTTCGCCGCTCCTTGCTCGGCATCATCGGCAGGTCCGAGGCCGGCGCTGTGCACATGCTCTACGGCTTCCTCGAGTGGGCCGCCAAGCAAGCAATCATCGACACGGCCGAGAAGGAATACCTCGAGCGATGGGCTGCGATCTGGAAGGTGTTCCGAAAAGCCGCTGATTACTCGACTGGCCCTGCGCTATTGCTGGGCACGGTTGGCTCGACGGTGCCAGCAGGAACGATTCTCCAGCGCCAAGACGGCGTGCAATACCGGGTCTTGGCTGATGGCGTTTTCACCGGGACCACGCTGCAGCCTGAGATTGTGGCGGTTGATGCTGGCGCCAATGGTGATGCGCCGGCGGGCACCCCGCTGTTTCTTGTATCGCCAGTGGCTGGGGTGCAATCAACTGGCTCGGCGGCCGCAGATATTGACGGTGGGCTTGATGTTGAGACCGACCCGCAGTTGCTCAATCGCCTGCTTAAGAGAATTCGGCAGCCGCCTCACGGTGGCGCCTCTTCAGATTATGAGCTTTGGGCGCTCGAAGTGGCTGGCGTTACCCGGGTTTGGGTTTATCCGCTCCAGATGGGCGTGGGCACTGTGACGGTGCTGTTCGTCTGTGACGGAGAGTCGAACATCATTCCGGATGCGGCCAAGGTAGCCGAGGTGCAGGCCTACATTAACAAGCGAGCCCCTGTAACAGCTGAGGTGTTTGTTGCTGCGCCGGTTCCGGATCCGTTGGACATGGCAGTGAAGCTTTCCCCTAACACCGCTGCCGTCCAGGCAGCAGTACGAGCCGAGGTTGCCGACCTTATTGTTCGAGACGCGAAGCCTGGCAGCCCGACGCTGATAAGCCGATTGCGCGAGGCCGTCTCCATAGCTGCTGGCGAATCCGATAACGCCATCACGTCCCCGACGGCAGACGTTGCTCACGCAACCGGGCATATGGCGGTGCCGGGCACCATTACTTTCTCCAGCTTCACATAAGGAGGCGCAATGCCAACAGCTGCCGACTACCTGGAGCAGCTGAAAACGCTGCTCCCTCCAGGGCAGGCCTTCCCACGGGAGGCCGGCACTACGCTGCATGACTTGCTCGACGGGATGTCCATTGAGTTGGCGCGCGTCGATGGCCGTGGTGAGGCGCTACCCGCCGAGGCCAACCCTATCAGCACAAATGAGCTACTCAGTGATTGGGAGCGCGTAGCAGGGCTTCCTGACAAATGCTCTGGTGTCCTTGAAGAGACACTGCAAGGCCGTCGAAGTGCACTGCTTACAAAACTCACCAGCACCGGCGGCCAGTCCGCCTCCTACTTCATTGAGCTGGCCGGGTCCCTGGGCTACGAAGTGACCATTGAGCAGTTCAGACCCTTCAGGGTGGGAATGTCCCGAGTTGGCGATTCGCTTACGAATGGCGACTGGGTGTTCACCTGGCTGATACGAGCCCCCGAAGTTTCGGTGACAAGTTTTCGTGTCGGCCTCTCTGCCGTTGGCGAGAGGTTGCGCACATGGGGTAACGACACTCTCGAATGCAAAATTAATCAGCTGAAACCAGCTCACACCATTGCGCTCTTCGCGTACGGAGATTGAAGCATGCACAGAATTGACGGGCCTGGGGCCACAGTCGATAACAAGTTTACTGAAGGCGATCCGGTTGGCGGTGTGCAGGCGACGGTGGTTACTGATGATTTCATGAACGACGTTCAAGAAGAGCTCATAAGTATCCTGGCCGCCGCCGGCGTTACACCGGTAAAGGGCACACAAAACCAGGTTTTGAATTCGATTGCAAAGCTCCTGCAATCGCAGAAGCTTACTGCCTTTCCAACTACTGGTACGGCGACTGCGCTCGCACTTACTCCGAGCCCCGCGATTGATGCTTATGCATCCGACCTAAGGTTTCGCGTCAAATTCAATGTTGCGAGCGGATTAAACCCCACTCTTAATGTTTCTACTAAGGGCGCAAAATTCCTCAAGCAATATGATTCTTCTGGCGCAAAAGTGGCGGCCGTTTTTGTCGTAAATCAAATCTCAGAGGTTGAGTACGATGGAACTGATTTTGTGTTGGTTGATCCGCTTCCGGTTTCTACTAGCAACTTGGTCGGCTGTATAGGTGCGGCCAAAAATCTAAAAGTTTCAACAACTGGATTGAGCTCGGCCGTAACAGTTTCAGCTGATGAGATTGTAGTTGAGAGTTCTTCCAATACATATTTGACGCTTAGATCCGTGTCGGTTGCCCCAGCATTTTCCTCGGGGAATGGTGCAAATGGTATTGATGTCGGCGGCGCTAACTCGCAGACAGCTAACGCTTGGTACTATGTGTGGGTAATTTATAATGGAACCACGGCTGCCGGACTACTTTCTTTAAGCGATACTGCTCCGACAATGCCATCCGGCTATACACACAAAGCTTTGGTGGGCTGCATAAGAACGGACTCAACTGCAAACAAATACCCTCTTGGATATGTTCAGAGCGGCCGACGCTGGCAATGGAAGGTTGCGCCCGCTACAAATCTCACTGCTACGCCGGTACTCTCAAGCGGGGTTATTGGCAACCCAGTAACTGGAGCTTACACAGCAGTTAGTCTTGCAAACTTTGTTCCGCCTATCACTGCAAGAGTCTGTTTTGCCGGCCTTAGCGCGGGCGCATCTCAGGCGGTTGCACCAAGTGCGAACTACGGACCCTCGAATGGAAGCACTAATGCCCCGCCATTCTGTACAAGCGCGGGGAGCACCAACAACAATATCGCCCAGGGAGAACTCGCACTTGAAGTAATGTCGCTCTATGTCGCGGCAGACGCAGCATCTTGTCGCGTATACATCACTGGCGGGGAGTATAACTTATGAGTGGTTTTGCGGTTTCATACCACAGTGGGACGAAGTTGCTCTCTGGCTGCTACCCAGTAGATAGTAAAAATGACGTACCTGATGGATGGTCGTTTGTAAAAGACTACCCAGGCGAGGCGAATGAGCTTCCCACAGTTGCTGTGGAAAAGGCTCGATTGCTAGCGTACTCTGATCCGTTCAGCGGATCTGATCGTTACATGTTCGAAGCTTTGACTGAGCAGGCGGCGGGAAACACCGCCGAGTACGAATCAGCGCTGGCGAAATCCCTTGAGCGTAAAGATCAGATCAAAAAAGAGAACCCTTGGCCATAAGTGATGTAGATCTCTACCCGGATCAGATTGTTACCTTGCTAACGCTCAAATAGCAAAGATTCAAAAGTGCATTCAACGTCAGGAGAAATGCCATGCCAATCACAGAACTGCAGTTGCTGCAGGTACTCCCGAACGCCGGCCGCCAAGCCGGCGTTTTTGTTCCTGTGCTGAATACGGCCATGAGCAAGTACGGCATCGTCAATCGCCTGCGCATCGCTACGTTCATTGCCCAAGTCGGTCACGAGTCGGGGCAGTTGCTGTGGGTTCGTGAGATATGGGGGCCAACCGCGCAACAGGCCGGCTACGAAGGGCGCGCCGACCTAGGCAATACTGTGCCGGGCGACGGCTCCAAGTACCGTGGCCGGGGACTGATCCAAATCACCGGCCGGGCGAACTACGCGGCATGCGGTGAAGCGCTGGGTCTGGACCTTGTCAATCAACCCACGCTGCTGGAGCAGCCGCAGTATGCCGCGCTGTCGGCGGCCTGGTTCTGGTCTGCCCGTGGGTTGAACACCCTGGCGGATCAGGGCGAGTTCGTGAAGATCACCCGGCGCATCAATGGCGGGCTAAACGGTCTGGCCGACCGCCTGGCGCTGTACGACAAGGCGCTGAAGGTTCTACCGTGAGAATTATTGGCATGGGGCGTTGAGGCGGGATGCAGCAAAAAAGCGACCCGCGTATGGGGTGACCTTCACCCGCTACTTGCCTTTCGGCGGCGCGTTTCCTCGTCCGCCACCGGAAGGATTACCAGTAGTACTTGGCAGATTAGGTATGGCTGGTGCTTTCGGCGCACCTCCTGCACCACCACCACCTTTGCCAGATGATCCCGAACTGCTCTTACCGCCTGCCGACTTGGACATGACTATCTCCTGATTACGACTCTGTGGGACTGCACAGGTAGACTCTAGTCCAACTGGTGGCATGCACTCGAAAATTGAAGGCTACCCTCTGGATATGAATTGGAGGCTTGGCTGACGGTCAGTCAATTTTTAGCATCTGTGCGAGCAGCGGATCATTCGATCCCAGGATTGCGGCCTGTACATCGACGAAATACATCCCTCCTGTTATCTCGCCGATGATCTCCCCTTCTTCAATCCACTTCTTCAACTGCTGCAGACTTGGTTTATTGCCGATGTATCGCAGCTTTCGATACTCGCCGACTTCCATGAGCCTCGGCAGTTTTACGGTTATTTGGGACACGATTTTCATAATCCGAACCTACTTCTAGCTGCTTCAACTCTTTCTATGAGAGTACCGCCGGGAGATCTTCTCACAAGCTTCTCGGGTTCTAGGTACTGCGAATTCGCATCTACGTAGTAATTACGCCCGTGCTTGATAGGTTGAGGTGTAATGCGGCCTTCGCGGGCCCATTTGCGTAGGGTATTAGGGCTAGGTGGCGTTTTAAAGTGTTCGGCAGCCCATTCTGCGAGCGTCAATTTGATCATGAGTTCACCTGCCACTCGGCTTATATGAGCCGTTATTTTAGTCGGAGCTCAGGGCTTTTTTTCTGAGCCGTCGAGCCTCCCAGTCGGCTGATCACAACCTGGCGTAGCACTTTGGGAATACCGTCGCCTCCCACTACGAAGCAGAATTGTTGCGCCTGTAACCACCTGCTTTGCGCACTCGGTTTTTGATACCCAGTGAGCTCTGCGACTTCCTCTTTGTTCAAAAACATAATCTACCTCGTCAATCATTTCCAACTGAGCTTCTTTCGAGAGGTCAGTAGATTTTTTTGAAAAGAAGTTCAGACGAGCAACATTATGGGCTTTGTATTGATCGTCCTTGCGTTCCGCTTGCGTCTTAGGTTGGTCGCGTTCGGGTTTGGTGTGTCCGCAACAGGTGCATAAGCGGGCCAGTGAGCATCTAAAAATGCGTCATATCTTTTTATGCTATACAGGATTGATCCGTCGACTTTTGACCATATGCCTTCTGGCAATACACCTCTGGCTCGCTTCCCTTGTAAGGCTCGCGTGGTTGTACCCAAGATATCGGCCATCACAGACTCAGACACCTTGTCCCAGTTTTCTTTCATATCGTTTAGCCCACAGAGCGGCGCTTCTATCGCGCTATCCCGTGAGTTTCCGCTATAAACTTTCTCTAGCAGCGATTGCTTTGGGATTTTTGGGTGGCCGTCACCACCAAGAATAAACGCTATGGAATTAGTTCGGAGCCAACGTGCTTGAATTGCCGGTCGTTCGTGGCCAGTTAGATCAACCACTTCGTCTTTGGTCAGAAACATCTTCATCCTCTTTTGATCATCTACGTAAGGGTTATGCCTGCCCAGACCGGTTAATACGAGCCAGGCCCTGTTTGATATGCCCTGCGTTCTCTCCGATCAGCTCAAGGGCGCCGCGAACATTCTCACCTACGTTTGAGGTTTCGCTGTCTTCCGCCCACAGGGTCAACTCCATGATGGCTGCTTCAAGGGCGAGTTGGTTTTCGTAGATGCGTTCCAGAACATCAGATAGGGAGTATTCGGGATGTGGCATTGCCTTGTCTCCAGTTGGTGGCATGGAGAGCGTAGACCAGGGCAATGGGGCGATTGCGAATCGTAGACAAAGAAAAGCCCGCGAGGGGAGAGCGGGCTTAAAGGGATGTTCACTAGGAGCTGGAATAACCATAGGCGCCCGGCTGTGAAAAGGTCGTGAAAGCCCAGAGACAAGAAGCCCAGCGCTGATCTCAGGTCCTTGATGCATGTTGCCAGGTTCCTTTGGCTGAGTTCATTGTGCTGGATGTGCGATGAGATCAGTGGAGTACGGGGGAAAAGAGCGCCCTGGCAACCTCATCAAGTAGCCTATCGATCTCAACCAGCTCGGCTTCTTTGATATCAATCGTGCTTTTGTAGGCGCATGCAGCGAGCTGCAGCAACTCAATGTCTGAAATCTTCGCAAGGTCATTTTTCAGGTCGGGGCGTTTGCCGAGTAGAAGCGCTCGCATCTCATCTGTGGTTTTCGACTTGCTCATGCGTAATCCCTCCATAGCTCAACCGGATTTTAGGCCAGGGTCGCACGGGACGGCATGGCCGCTGATCGATAGGCTATGAGAGTACGCTTCCAGATACAAGAAGCCCGGCGCTTGGCCGGGCTCTAGATTTTCAACTGCTCGAACTTTCCGGGGGCCGTAAATCGCCACGCAACCTTAAAGGCTGCGCCGCCGCTTATCAGTTCTGATTGCTGAATTATTGAGGGCCACCATTTCACGAGATTCTGCGCCTTGCTCCAGTAGGGTTCCTGTCCCCACTGTTTCGCGAGGCAAAAAATGGGTAAGCCACATTCACGAAAAGCCTTCCTTTCCGCGTCACCTTTTGTGAATTTGTCTTGAGAAACCACGGTCCAGCGACCGTCATTTTTCAGCTCTGAGATCCAATCGATATCAGTGGCGTTTTGCTTGAATTTATCGCGAAGCGCTACCACCTGATGCCCCTCAAGCTTGCACAACTCATGGAGGGCACGCGCTATTGCAGGAGGGAGATTGTTATCAATCAGAAAATTCAAGCAGCAATCCTATGCTCAAAGGTAACTGCCGCGTCCACTGCGGAAGCCGGAATCTCAAAAATCATCGAGACGCGTTTTTTATCCTGCCCTTCGGCCAAATAAGCATGGTAAATCGCAGCGGTGTCTACGCCAGTTGAAGATAAGACAGGCTTGCCAAAATTGCGTTTTGGGTCAAGCACGATTGCCTTGCTTCGCTTAACTGGATACCAGCGCTGTGCTTTTCCCTCTCCTGTGTAATCGATTCCCTCATAAAGGGATGGGGCGATTACCTGCCTGAAAGCATACTGACGCTTAGCGAGGTCGAGAATTGCTTCGTCGCCGGTTTCGTCAAAGACCGTCGCAAAGATACTCCTGCCATCGGTTTGGAAGCGCTTGCAGGTGAAAGGGTAGCGCTGATCGAATATCTCTCTGGCTTGCCTGGATGCTGAGCGAATAGCCTGAAGGCTTACACCATGCTTCCGAAAGGCATGCACAAATCTGATCTCTAGCAAATCGTGGAACCCAAGGAGTTTTTCCTCAGGCGAAACTATTTCTGGCGTCCAAAGTCCCGCGTGATCAACACCTTCAGACTTATAGCCAAACATCCATCTACGGATGTCTTTTGCAGGTATGCCTGTGTACAAGGCTGCCTCTGCTGGCGTATAGATCCCCACCCCAATGAGACGGCTTGCTGCTTCGACGCTTTTCATATGCCCCTCCTTGTCCGTGGGTTAACCAAAAAATCCATTTTGGGGATGAACGAGGCTTCGTTCAACACATCTTAGACGGGCTGTTAATAGAAAGGTCACTTTTGCGTGAGTATTCACGTATTTACCCCTACTAATGCTTCTCCGCACAATGCTTCCCGCCTTCACCTCATCCGTGCGCGCCATAGAAGTGATTCAGCGCTATCAGTTCAACCACCGCCACGATGGTGCAGAGCACAACGAAGCCAGGGTTGAAGACTCGCTTGCGACCTGATGAGCCCCAACAGCTAGGACCCGCTGCGTCGGAAATGAAAGGAATCACCATGAGCAACGCCAACCAAGCCCAGACCCAAAACTTGCTCCAGAAGCGCTGTTCTCGCCATGCAGTCATTTGCGCTGTTCCGCAGCCCGACTTATCCGGCCGTCCTTCACCTCGTCTGCATAGCCCGCAAGCCTATCCGCTTCTTCGTAGAGCGCACCCACAAGCCCCATCAGGGCTATGGCATCGGCATCACTGAGCCGGCTGGCCAACCTACCCAAGTCGACACAGGACTGCTCAAGGTTGAAAGCTATAGCTTTCAGGTCCCTGCGCAGATGCTGGTTTGGTTTGGTGAGTGCCATTAGGCTTCCGTGGAGTCAGATTGCTATTTGGTGAGTATGAGCAGAAGCCTGGGGGTGAACTCAAGATTACGCGTACTAGAATAATTGCCGCAATCTCCGAAGGTGGCGATAACGGACCGATCGCGCTTGGGGGCTGCCAGGCGTCTGTGATGGCGGGCTACAAAAAGTGATTGGTG